CATTGACTGAGAAAGTCCGATCAGGTTCAGAATCAACATGGTATGCCCACTGCTGTGTATCATCTGAAAACCTGGTGATTGTTTGTGTTATTTCTGTTGGTTCTTCTTGAACCTTAATATTAAATAAATTTGTAGTAAGCCCTTTCTTTATCTGATATGCGGGTGGCTCAACCCACATTCAGTTTGCGTAGTCGTGATGCGATCGAAACATCTCCCCTAAAAAGGGGTAATCCATTAGTTCATTATAAATTATAAATTTACTAAGTAAATTGTCTAAGCAACTCAAAGCCTAGCGATTAGAAGGTAACGCACCTCTTCTAACCGCTGGTATCCATTAAGTTACTGCTCTGTTCAACTTCTCCTAAGACCCCCAATGAGCTATCGGGGGGTTCTGACTCTATCTTATACTTAAGACAGTATTGTTGTAACTTGTATTCATAGGGTTCAGTCAATTCCCTACACATATGAGTCAAGTTACATTCCGCAGCTACTTTCCTTAACTGTTGGCGGCGTAATTCATATAGCTCCTCGCCGTGATTGAAGTATTCACGCAGGGCTCCGTCTATATTTTGTGCACTTTGTTCCTCTACTGTTATAGCCTTGGATTTAAGTACAGAATGTAGACTTTTGAAAATGGATTCTTCATCTAAAGCGCCCATGAACATTCCTAGTCTTTGATTGTAGATATTCTTCCTTTTCAGAAAGTCCACATCTTCATCGACCATGAACGCCACGGGCTCCGAGACTTTATCTGGCATTGTTAGAACCTGGCCAAAGGTTCCCAAATAATTTGCTACCTTGATATGATCAAACCAAGTGCAAAGTTGTGAAACGGATGCTTTAAAATCATCTCCGTAAGTGGTTAATGCAACATTTTCGTGGAAAGGAGTATTATCGTTAAGAGGTCTGCCCTTATAATATGCGCAACGCAAATTAATAACATTCACAAGACAATTAATGACTACAGTGATATTATTACCAGAGGGATTGGAACCGAAAAACTGATACAAGTCGCCATTCATGGCAACAACAGGATAACAGCAATCAGTTGCGATACCTTTCATAATCCTGATATCTTCATTAGTGTAATTACCACTAACCTTGGCAATCTCTATTAGGATTTGAAAAGCTGCTAACGTTAACTGTGCTGGCATCTTGGTATCATACTTCTTATAATCGCCAGCTACAATCCTATGCGCTCCGTGTTTTCGTATAAAAACAGCTAATTGATTCCATTCTGGACCCTGTGCATTAATTCCAACTGCCATCTCCGCTACCAAAGGATTCATCTGTAGAAATCTCGCTACAGGCAAAAAGTATTTCCTTATAAGTAGTTGAAAGGC